GATCATTGTAAAACCGTTAGCGACCATGTTGACCACATTCATCATTATTGCTCTACTCGCCCTCGCTGTCTGGCTGTATGTCAGACCACGAGATACTCAACCACGCGTGCCTATGCACGTAGAGAATCAGGTGGATGAGACTTTGGCCGGTCTCAACCATCCTGATCTCTCGGAAGATGAGGAAGCCATGGATCGTTTTTTTGGAGGTGGCGGTCAACTGGGGAAGTTTCGCATGCTAGCGATTGGAGCTGCGAAAGCTGAATTTGGTATGTTGAAGCGAACTGAGGCCAACCGGCTCATGGTTCGCAAGTACCTCAAAGCGTGGATGGAACGTACTGACCTTCGGAAAAGCCATATGTATTTGCATTTGGATTTTTGTACGAACTGTTCATTTGTCCCGACCGCAGCCGACATCGAGGCTCACCAGATTGGTGCGACTCGTGCGGCTTTAACCGCTCAATCCAAGCTCCACACGTGGTGGGAATCCGCCTACGGCAGTTTCGGCCGTATGGTGGGTTTTAAATCCGAATAGGGGTGCCTAGGTTCCATGATGGGGAGTGAGGCAGGAGCCACAGAACTGTCTCACCCCGCTTTGACCATCAAAGAGAACTTAGGAGGCCCCAACCACGTGCGGAGGTTTTTCCAGGTAGTTGGATTTTCTCCCCCCGCCAACTACCTTGTACATAATTCTTCCATTAATAACCTGGTACGCGGTGTGTTGACGCGTGTGTTTTACGTTAAAGGTAAACCACCGCCGAAACCCGCGATTGGTATCTATGCTAAGAGGTTGCTATATTTTAGCATCGGTGTTGCAAAGCGTTTCTCCACGACCACCCCTGTTTCCCGACAAGAATTTGTTGGGTTTTACACGGGTCGCAAGAGGGCGATTTACCAAGCCGCTGTTGATTCGTTGCTTACCTGCTGCATACGTATTATCGACTCTTACATCAAAGCTTTCGTCAAAGCTGAATTTATCAATTTTGACGATAAGCCAGATCCAGACCCGCGCATCATTTCTCCGCGGGATCCCAGGTACAATGTAGAAGTGGGTCGCTACCTTAGACCGATTGAGCACCAAATATATGGTGCCATTGCTAAGATGTTTGGCGACACCACGGTACTAAAAGGGTTCAATGCACAGCAAACCGGCCTCATTTTCCAAAAGAAATGGGCCTCATTTGACCACCCCGTTGCTGTTGGGCTTGACGCTAGCCGTTTTGACCAACATGTCAGTAGACAAGCGTTGGAATGGGAGCATTCCATTTACAATATGATCTACAGACAAAGCAAGGAGTTGAAGAAATTGCTGTCGTGGCAACTTGTCAACCATGTCACTGGGTATTGCCGTGATGGCAAGCTCAAATACATTGTTGAGGGTTGCCGTATGAGTGGCGATATGAACACTGCGATGGGCAATTGTCTCATCATGTGCGCGCTCGTCCACGCATACGCCAAGGACCGTGAAATCAAAATCAAGCTCGCCAATAATGGTGATGATTGCACGGTGATCATGGAATCTTCTGATCTTCGGAAATTCACTACTGGGCTTGATGCCTGGTTCCTCGAAATGGGATTCAACATGAAAGTTGAAGCCCCGGTTTATCATATCGAGGGTATCGAGTTTTGCCAGACACATCCTGTGCTTGTTGATGGCAATTACATTATGGTACGGAATTTCCCGAAAGCACTTG